AGATACTTTTAAAAATATACACCCAGCTACTGATGGTGCTAATTTTACTTTTAATCTATCAGCTGACAGTGGAAGTAATTATAATGTTACAAAGACAACAACTGCATTTTTGGCAAGGCATAGTGAATCAGGAACAGGGGAAGATTTACAATATAAAACAGGAGAAGATTTAGCACAATCCACATCAAATCAAATAGTAGGAATTGAAGTTGGTGCTGATGCAGACCAAAATTTAAATGGAGAACTTAAACTTTTTAATCCAAGTTCTACTACTTTTGTAAAACATTTTATTAGCACAACAAATGGAAATGATGCTCACTCTGATTTTAATTATAATTTATTTGTAGCTGGTTATGGAAACACTACAAGTGCAATAGATGCTGTTCAATTTTCAATGAGTTCAGGCAATATAGACGCTGGAGATATTTGCCTTTACGGAATTCTATAATAATGATACATAAAATATAAGGAGAAAACTATGCCAAGATATCATAATATAAACGGTAACAAAGTACAGTTTACAGCTGAAGAAGAAGCTGCAAGAGATGCTGAAGAAAAAGCGTGGGCAGATGCTGCCCCTGCTAGAGCTTTAGCTGACCTTAGAGCTAAGAGAAATAGACTTCTTGCTGAAACTGATTACTATGCTTTATCTGATGTTACTATGTCAGATGACATGAAAACATACAGACAGAATCTTAGAGATCTGCCTGCAGGTAAAGACACTGTTGAAAAATGTCAAAATGCTACGTGGCCTACTAAACCATAGGTAAATTAATATGTTGCAAAAAGTAAAATTTGCACCGGGATTTAACAAACAAGTTACATCAACAGGTGGTGAGAGCCAATGGGTTAATGGTGACAATGTTCGTTTTAGATATGGTACCCCTGAGAAAATAGGTGGCTGGTCACAATTAGGATCTGTTCAAATAACAGGTAGAGCAACAGCCATACATCACTTTGTAAATACATCAGGTATCAAGTATGCAATACTAGGAACAAACAGAATTTTATATGCATACTCTGGTGGTATATTTTATGACATACATCCAATCAAATCTACAACCACGTTAACAAGTGCATTCTCTACAACGAATGGATCAAAGGTTGTAACTTTAACTTTTTCTTCAGCACATAATATAAATAAATTTGATATTATATTATTAGATAATTTTACATCTATTACTAACTCTGGTTTTGTATCTGGTGATTTTACCGATAAAAAATTTATGGTAACATCAATACCAACAGACACCACTCTTACAATACAAATGGAATCTAATGAGTCTGGATCTGGTGCATCGACATCAGGTGGTATTAGAGTTCAACACTATTATCCAGTGGGACCTGCAGTTGAGGTTGCAACAACAGGTTGGGGCCTTGGATCATGGGGTGGTGTGCAACAAGGACAATTTACTTCTACACTATCATCATCAATAAATACAAGTGTAACATCACTAACAATGGCTAGTTCAACATCTTTTCCATCATCAGGTACAGTGCAAATTGATTCTGAATTAATTACTTACACTAGTAATAGCGGTGGTACGTTATCAGGATTAACAAGAGGTGCTAATGGTACAACAGCTGCATCGCATTCATCAGGTGCAACCGTTACTGATGCATCAAACTTTTTTGCATGGAACGCTGCAACATCAGGAGATATTGTAACTGCACCAGGACTTTGGTCACTAGATAATTTTGGTAACAAACTTATTGCAACTATCAACGGTGGTGAAAGTTTTGAGTGGGACTCAAACCCTATCGGTGCAAATTCTACAAGAGCAACTATTATAACTGGTGCACCAACTGCATCTGCATTTACTTTAGTATCTACACCAGACAGACATTTAATATTTTTTGGAACAGAAACAACTATTGGAACTAAATCTACACAAGACCCAATGTTTGTAAGGTTCTCTTCTCAAGAGGATATCAACACTTATGCACCAAGTGCAACAAACACTGCAGGTACACAAAGACTTGCAGATGGATCTAAAATCGTAGGAGCGATCAGAGGTCGTGATGCGATTTATGTTTGGACTGATACAGCGTTATTTACCATGAGATTTGTTGGTCCACCGTTTACATTTTCATTCCAACAGGTTGGTACAAACTGTGGATTGATTGGACAGAACGCAGCTGTTGAGGTTGATGGTACTGCATACTGGATGTCAGAGAATGGTTTCTTTAGATACGCTGGTAGACTAGAATCTTTACCATGTTTAGTTGAGGATCATGTCTTCGATGATATTAACACAATACCAAAACAACATATCAATGCAGGTTTAAATAACTTGTTTGGTGAAGTCGTTTGGTTCTATCCAAACTCTGGATCAGGAACTGTAAACAGAATGGTAACTTACAATTATCTAGACTCAAGCAACGAGCGACCAGTGTGGACTACAGGCACGTTAGCTAGAACAGCATGGCAAGACTCTGCTGTATTTGGTAAACCACATGCAACAGAATATGACTCTAGTGCAGAGACAGCTGACAGTGATGTTAATTATGTTCACGGTAATACTGATGGTGCAACAACATATTACGAACATGAAACAGGATTAGATCAAGTTAAATTAGGTCAAACAACAGCAATTCCTGCTAATATAGAATCTGGTAATTTTGATATAGGCTCACAAGGTTTAGCTGGTGATGGTGAGTTTATGATGAAAATAAGAAGAGTGATACCAGACTTTCTTGCACAAACAGGTGATGCAAGAGTTACATTAAATTTAAGAGACTTTCCAAATGACACGGCAGCTAGTTCTACATTAGGTCCATTTACAATAACAAGTGGTACACAAAAAATAGATACCCGTGCAAGAGCTAGAGAGATATCTTTAAAAATAGAAAATACTAGCACCAGTCAATTTTGGAAACTAGGTACATTTAGAATAGACTATCAACCGGATGGTAGAAGATAATGCCACTAAATAAAAAAGGCAAAAAAATAATGAAGTCTATGAAAGATCAGTATGGTAAGAAACGCGGTGAGCAAGTATTTTATGCATCACTAAATAAGAAAAAAATTAAAGGAGTTAAGAAAAAATAATGGCAAAGATAGTACAATCATTAACACAGCCACCAAGAGAATACGATCAAGAATCATTCTTATCTTTAGTTAGAGATTTAAATGGGTTGATTGAAAAATTAAACACAACATTTCAAGAGGAAAAAACAGAGGACAATGATGCAGTTGTTTTCTTTTTAGGATCATAATGGCTAACGTATTTGTAAATAAAAAAGTAGATTTAACAACAACGAATGCTACCACACTATATACAGTGCCTTCAGCAACAACTGCTATAGTAAAATCTATATTAGTGAGTGATGATAGTGGTAGTGGATCAACCATAACTATACAAATAGTAACATCTTTAGAAGCCACATTTAGTGTTGCACATCAAAAAACCATATCTGCTAATACGCCAACAGAAATATTAACAAACCCATTAATCGTTGAAACAGGAGAGATAGTAAAAGTGACAGCGGGTAATGCAAATAGGCTCCATGTGATCCTATCGGCTATGCAAGTAACACCTAGAACTGTTACAACATAGTCTTGATTTACTTGTGAAAACCAAGTAATAGTATAAATTCAGGTGAAATGCCTGCCTTTTAGTATAAACAACATTTAACATATATGATTACAAGAGCTCAAATGCCAAGACAATTACGTGATAAAGGTGGGATAGCCAGTGTTACCCCTAGAGAAAACTATGGTCTTGGTAGTAAAATAAAAGAACGATTTAGAAAACTTATACCTAATGAGTTAGCAGATGTTGCAGTTAAAGCTGCACCGTTTGTTGCACCATTTAATCCTGGTATTGCAGGACTGATGAGAGGTATAGGTAGATTTGATCAGCGAGGTAGTATTAGCGATGCACTAAAACAAGGTGCTGCTACTTTTGGTTTTGGAGCTGGTGCTAGAGCGTTAGGTGGTGCACCTGATATTTTTGGAGGTGGATTAAAAGGTGGTTTTACGTCACCATTAAGTGGGGATAGAACGACTGCAATAAAAAATTTATTCACAGAAAAAGATACAGTGTTAACGAAAGAACAAATGTTAAATAAACAAAAAGATAGTGGACCTCTTAAAAAAGTTGCAGAAAAAGTATTTGAAAATGTTCCTTTCTCAGACAAGTTATCTACAAAGGTAAAAGAAAAACTATTGGTAGGTGGCTTAACATCAGGTGCCTCTGCATTGTATAGTTACTTTACAGGAGAGTTTGAACCACAACAACCTGGAGAAACTGTAGGTGAGTATTTAGCCAGAAGAAATGAACGTGTAAAATTACAAATGAGACAAGTTATGGATAGTTACTATACACCATTACGTAACCCAGAATATGCAGCTATGACACCAGAACAAAAAGATAATTTTATAGATAGTTTAGTTGGACAAGCAGGTCTTGAAGGAACTACAGATTTTCAAGGTGAAGCAAGAGCAACAGGCGGCAGGGTAGGTTATCAAACCGGTGGTATTACTATGGCTAATACACTTGCAGAAAATATTAGACGTAATCTAGCTAATCAAGCTGCAGTTGCACAACAATTCCAAGCAGCAAGAAGCAGGTTACCAGGTTATGTTGCACCACAGAGAATAGCTGCACCTACACCAACACCAGTAAAAAAACCTATAATAGATCAACCACCTCCAGTAAAAATTAAACCAATGCCTATTGATGCACCAACAAAAATAATTATACCTGAAGAACCGCCTAAAAAAATTATACCAGAAGAAGGAACAATAGGTCCTATTAACCTTGATGAGTTTGAACCTAGACCTCAAGAAGAATTTGTAGCGCCAATAGAAGAAATAGATCAAATCGACATGACAAGACCACCAGGCACACCTATAGGCATGGAGGACAGTCCATTAATAGTCATGCCAATATATAATAACCCTTTACCTAGAGATGAACTATTGTCAGGGTTTGAACAGTTTAAAAAAGACAACCCTGAAGTAATGCAAGGTGCTGGAACAGCGGCTATAATTCCAGCTACATTACCAGGTGGATATGATTATACTTTTTCAGGTAGTTTAGAAGCAAATGCTTTTAAAAAATATCTAGAATCGATTGGACAAGCACCTTATCAAAAAAGAGCGCAACCTATAAAAAGTATAAGTGGTGGACTATCTAAACTAGCAGGCGGTGGCATGCCAACAGGTATTATGAAAACTAATAAAGCAGGTGTCATGGAACGAGACTACAGAGACAAGGGTGGATTTGTGCCTGTAGGTATAAAAGAAAAAGCAGATGACGTACCGGCTATGTTATCTAAGAACGAGTTTGTATTTACTGCTGACGCTGTTCGAGGAGCAGGCAACGGGAGCATTGAAAAAGGAGCACAAAGGATGTATGATACCATGAAAAATTTAGAGAAAAGGGTTGTATAATGGATAACGATTACGAAAAAGAATTTATGAGACTTGTTGGAGAGTTTATGGAACAAGGTTTTAGTCAACAAGAGGCAATTGAAGCAGCTAAAGATGAACTTGAAAGATTAAGAAATAAATTTACTTCAGCACCAGATCCAATGGATGAGAGAAATAATGCATTAGAAAACTTAGCTGATTCATATTTTGGTAAACCTTTAAAAAATTTAACACCAAAACAAATAGAACTTTTAGAAGAAGCTCTTGATGAGATGAGTAAAAAACCAACTGCACCAAGAATGATGGCACAGACAGGTGGTATTACAGAATCAAGAGTCTTGCCACCAGAGTTTGTTGAAGCAGCACAAAGAACATTTTTAACAGATCTTGCAACACAATCAGGTATGCCATCTGTTACAACTGCAAATGTAAAACAACCGGGTGAAACAGATGCACAGTTTGCACAAAGACAAGCACAAGCTACACAGTTTGGTATTACAAGAGCAGGTATGGCTGAACTTGCACCACAAGTTGCAGCACAAGATCCATTACAAGCAGCAGCGTATTCACAAGCAGTTGACCCGACAAGAGGATTAGGGTCTTTCCAACCTTTTTTAACTGATGCAACAACTGCAGCTACAGCGGCTACTGGGTTGACTGGTACAGGTGCAGGTACAGGCGCTGGATCTATTGCATCATATACATCACCGTATCAACAACAAGTTATTGATACAACACTAGCAGACTTTGATAAACAAGCTAAGATAAGACAAAATCAATTAGCGGCACAGACATTAGGAACACCTGGTGCATTTGGTGGTGGACGTGAGGGTGTGCAAAGAGCCGAAT